TTGAAAAACGCAAAAAGCAAGACCGGGGCATCGTCAACGATTATGCCCTCGATTTCGACGACGCACGGGCTCAGATCGGGTGCCGGTTGGATCGTCTCAGAAGGGCAAGATGCCCAGGACGAATTCCTCGATGCGCTGAGTGATGGCGAGCTTATGGCGCTGCCTTATCTGTTCGAGTTCTGGGCGCTGGATCATCAGCTTGCGCCCGAGGGCGATTGGCGCACCTGGGTGATCATGGGCGGGCGCGGGGCGGGCAAGACCCGCGCCGGGGCCGAATGGGTGCGCGCGCAGGTCGAGGGCGCGCGACCCCTGGACAAGGGCCGATGTCAGCGTCTGGCGCTTGTCGGCGAGACGATTGATCAGGTGCGCGAGGTGATGGTGTTTGGCGAAAGCGGCATCATGGCCTGTTCGCCGCCCGATCGGCGCCCCGAATGGCAGGCGACGCGCAAGCGGCTTATCTGGCCGAACGGCGCTACGGCGCAGGTGTTTTCGGCGCATGACCCCGAGGGCTTGCGCGGGCCGCAGTTTGACGGGGCCTGGGTCGATGAGCTGGCCAAGTGGAAGAAAGCGCGCGAGACCTGGGATATGCTTCAGTTCGGGATGCGGTTGGGGGATGATCCGAGGGTCTGTGTCACCACCACGCCGCGCAATGTGGGCGTTTTGAAGGAGCTGTTGGCGGCGCCGAGTACGGTTGTGACAAGTGCGCCGACCGAGGCCAACCGCGCCTTTCTGGCCGAGAGCTTTCTTGAGGAGGTGCGGGCGCGCTATGCCGGGACAAGGCTTGGGCGCCAAGAGCTTGACGGTATCCTGGTCGATGAGGCCGAGGATGCGCTTTGGACCCATGGAATGCTTGAGGCGGCGCGGATTGACCGGGTGCCCGAGATGGACCGGGTTGTGGTGGCGGTTGATCCGCCGGTGACCGGGCATAGCGGGTCGGATGAATGCGGCATCGTCGTGGTTGGGGCCGTGACCAGCGGGCCTGTGCAAGATTGGCGGGCCTATGTGCTTGCCGATTGCAGCATCAGTGCCGCCAGTCCGACGCGGTGGGCCAATGCGGCCATTCGCGCGATGGAGCAATGGGGGGCAGAGCGGCTTGTGGCCGAGGTCAACCAGGGCGGCGATATGGTTGAGCAGGTGATCCGGCAGGTTGATCCGCTGGTGCCGTTTCGCAAGGTGCATGCCAGCCGGGGCAAGGTTGCCCGCGCAGAGCCGGTGGCGGCGCTCTACGAGCAGGGACGGATCTTTCATCTGCGCGGGCTGAGCGAGCTTGAAGACCAGATGTGCGCGATGACGGCACGCGGGTATGAAGGCAAGGGCAGCCCGGACCGGGTGGACGCGCTTGTCTGGGCGATCAGCGATCTCATTCTGGAGCCCTCCGCCAAATGGCGCAACCCGAGTGTGCGGGCGGTGTGACGGCGCGTTCTTGTGCGACGGGGAAATCAGAGACGGCGCGGCGGCTTACGAGCTGCCGCGCTTTTTTGTGGCGTGTGCTATGTCGCGGTCAGGGTCGCTTAACCTATGTTTCATAGGGGAAAATCAGCATTCAGATGACGATTTGACAACTGCGGCGGGCCCCTAAGAGACGGCGCACGGTGTGGTTCACTTTTCTTAAACCTATGAGCGTCTGATGGCGACAAGCGGGCAATGAGCCCAATGGGTGCAGGACCAAGGAGAACGCGAGATGATATTGGACTTCTTCCGGCAGGGCAGTGCGGAACCGGCAGTGGCGCCCGAGCAAAAGGCCAGTGCCACAGGTCGGGTCATGGCCTGGCATGGCTCGGGACGTGTGGCCTGGAGCCCGCGTGATACGGTGACCCTGACGCGCACCGGCTTTGCTGGCAATCCGGTTGGCTTTCGCTGTGTCAAGATGATCGCGGAGGCGGCGGCGGCGCTGCCTTTGGTGTTGCAGGATTGCGAGCGCCGCTTTTCGGAGCATCCGCTGTTGGATCTGGTCAAGGCGCCCAATCCGGCGCAGGGGCGGGCTGAGCTTTTTGAGGCGCTTTATGGTCAGTTGCTTTTGACCGGCAACGCCTATGTCGAGGCGGTTGGCGCCGGGATCGGTGTGCCGCTTGAGTTGCATGTGTTGCGCTCTGACCGGATGAGTGTGGTGCCCGGTGCCGATGGCTGGCCGATTGCCTATGAATATGCGGTTTCGGGGCGCAAACACCGGTTTGATGTGAGCGAGGGCAATCCAGTTGTCTGCCACGTCAAGAGCTTTCACCCGCAGGACGATCACTATGGGTTGTCGCCCTTGCAGGCAGCGGCGCAGGCGGTGGATGTGCACAATTCCGCAAGCCGGTGGTCGAAGGCGTTGCTCGACAATGCCGCACGCCCCAGTGGTGCGATTGTCTATCGCGGGGCCGAGGGGCAGGGCAGTCTGACCAACGATCAGTATGAGCGGTTGGTGAGTGAGATGGAGACCCACCATCAGGGCGCGCGCAATGCCGGGCGACCGATGCTTTTGGAAGGCGGGCTTGATTGGAAGCCGATGGGGTTCAGCCCCTCGGATATGGAATTTCAGAAGACCAAGGAAAGTGCGGCGCGTGAGATTGCCCTGGCCTTTGGGGTGCCGCCGATGCTGCTTGGGATTCCCGGCGATGCGACGTTCTCGAACTATCAGGAGGCCAATCGGGCGTTTTACCGCCTGACGGTCTTGCCGCTGGCCACGCGGGTGGCGGCGTCGGTGGCGACCTGGCTTGCGGGGTTCAGCGGCGAGAAGCTTGAGTTGCGCCCCGACCTTGACCAGGTGCCCGCCCTTGCGGCGGAGCGCGATACGCTCTGGAGCCGGGTGGCGAAGGCCGAGTTTCTGAGTGATGACGAAAAGCGCGACTTGCTGGGGCTTCCGGCATTGACCGAGGAGGATCTGGATGGCTGAGCAGCACCCGCCCCAGCGCTATGGGTTCGAGGCATTTGATTGTGCCCCGGCACTGCGGCTTGAGGCACATGAGAGGGTGGCCGAATTGCAGACTCGCGCGCTGAGTGAGCGGCTGATGCGGATGGAAGCCGCGCTTGAGAGGTTGGAGCGGCGGTTGTGGCTGGCGGTCTATGGCGTGGTGGCGGCGATCTTGGCGCAGGCATTTCAGCCGCTTTTGGCCGCGCTGCCATGAACGGGTTCGGTGGGGGTACCCCTGCCTTGGGCGAAAGGATGAGGCGAATGGATATGGAAACGGGACTTGAGCGCAAATTTGCGCGCTTTGATGATGACGCGCTTAGCGTGACCGATGGCTGTGCGATCGAGGGCTATGCGAGTCTGTTTGGCGCGACGGACCAAGGCGGCGATATCGTGGAGGCGGGGGCCTATGCCAAATCGCTGACGCGGCTTGTGGCCGAGGGGCGCAAGGTCAAGATGCTCTGGCAGCACGACCCGAGCCAGCCGATCGGCGTCTGGGACGAGGTGCGCGAGGATGCGCGGGGCCTTTTTGTAAAGGGTCGCCTGTTGGAAAGCGTGGGACGGGCCCGTGAGGCCGCGGCGCTTATTGCGGCGGGGGCGATTGACGGGCTGAGCATCGGCTATCGCACGCTGCGCGCCAGCAAGAATGACAAGGGCCGTCGGCTCTTGACGGAACTGGAGCTTTGGGAGGTGTCGCTTGTGACCTTCCCGATGCTGCCCAGTGCGCGGGTTGCGGCCAAGGGCGATGGCCTGGCGGACGACACCCTGCGCGAGTTGGCGGCGGCCTTTGAGGACGCCCGCCGGGAGATGGCGCAAATGTAACGCGCCCAACACGACCAAAGCTACAGGATCTTATGATGAGCAAAACCGAGGCAACCTCTCGGACCGGGGAAGATCTGTCTCCGGCGGCCGAGGTGAAATCCGCAGTCGCGGGTTTCATGAGCGAATTCAAGGGCTTTCAGTCCGATGTTCACCACCGACTTCAACAGCAAGAAGAGAAAATGACCATGTTTGAACGCAAATCTCTTGGCCTTCAGCGCCCGCAACTGGCCACCGCAGGTGACACCTATGCCCCGCATCGCAAGGCGTTTGACGCCTATCTGCGGGCGGGTGATGACGATGGCCTGCGCGGGCTTGAGCTTGAGGGCAAGGCGCTCAATGCCGCCGTGGCTGGCGACGGCGGCTATCTGGTCGATCCGCAGACCGCCGAGACGATCAAGTCGGTTCTTGGCTCGACCGCGTCGATCCGCGCAATCGCCAATGTCGTGGGCGTCGAAGCGACAAGCTTTGACGTGCTGATTGATCACACCGATGTGGGCCATGGCTGGGCGACCGAGGCGGGTGGCACCACAGAGACCGCGACACCGGTGATTGATCGCATCACCATCCCGCTTCACGAGCTGAGCGCACTGCCAAAGGCCAGCCAGCGTCTGCTGGATGACAGCGCCTTTGATGTCGAGGGCTGGCTTGCGGGCCGTATCGCGGACAAGTTCGCCCGCGCCGAGGCGGCTGCTTTTGTGACTGGCGATGGTGTGGACAAGCCGCGCGGTTTCCTGACCCACCCGAGCGTTGACAATGATGTCTGGGCCTGGGGCAATCTGGGCTATGTGCCGACCGGCGCCGATGGCTCGATTGGCGGGGCAGAGCCGATTGTCGATCTGGTTTATGCGCTCGGGGCCGAATACCGCGCCAACGCCAGCTTTGTCATGAACTCGAAAACGGCGGGCACTGTGCGCAAGCTCAAGGATGCGGATGGGCGTTTTTTGTGGTCCGATGGTCTTGCGGCGGGCGAGCCTGCGCGTCTGATGGGCTATCCGGTTCTGATTGCCGAGGATATGCCGGATATCGCAATCGGGGCGGATGCCATTGCCTTTGGTGATTTCCATGCCGGTTACACCGTCGCGGAGCGCCCCGATCTGCGCGTGCTGCGCGATCCCTACAGCGCCAAGCCGCATGTCCTGTTCTATGCCACCAAGCGCGTGGGCGGCGATGTGAGTGACTTCAAAGCGATCAAGCTGTTGAAATTCGCCATCTCGTAAGAGGTGGCGAAGGCGGGCGGGGGCAGGATGGCCCCCGTCCCGAGGCGCGTGCTGCCGAATATTGGCGTTGTCCAGCTCTTCCCCTCCGTCCGAGCGACGCAGGGTGGTGCGCGCCTGAACCACCGGAGGGGTCCGGGATGTATGGAGTAGGTCCATGATGTTAATCGAAGAAACCGCGGTTCCCCTAGCCGCGCTGCCGCTGGCGGAATTCAAGGCGCATCTGCGGCTGGGGACGGGGTTTGCGGATGACGATATCCAGGACCCGGTTCTGGAAAGTTTTCTGCGCGCCGCCATGGCCGCGATCGAGGCACGCACCGGCAAGGTGCTGATCGAACGGGAGTTTTCCTGGGTGTTGAACGCGTGGCGCGACAGCGAAGGGCAAGCCTTGCCGGTGGCGCCGGTCATCGCGATCGTGAGCCTGAACCTGCGCAACCGCGCCGATGAGGTCGATCTGGTGACGCCCGATCACTATCGCCTTGAGCGGGACGCGCATCGCCCGATCCTGCGGCCCGGTGGCACGATGCTTCCGCCGATTGCGCCGGGGGGGACCGCCGAGATCGTGTTTCGCGCCGGATATGGCGTGGCATGGGGCGATCTGCCGGCGGATCTGGCGCAGGCGGTCCTGCTTTTGGCGGCGCATTACTATGAGTACCGCCATGAGACGGGCCTTGCGGGTGGCTGTATGTCGTTCGGGGTTTCAAGTCTGATCGAGCGCTATCGGACGGTGCGCCTTTTGGGTGGGGGGGGCGCATGATGGGCCCGGTTCACCTGACGCGGCCGCTTGTGCTTGAGGTGCCGGATCGTCAGCCCGATGGCGCGGGCGGCTTTATCGAGGCCTGGCTGCCGCGTGGCACGCTTTGGGCCGAGGTGACGGCGCGCACGGGGCGTGAAGTGGCCGGTGCGGCGGTGAGCCTGTCGCGCGCCACCTTTCGGATCACGGTGCGTGCCGCGCCCCAAGACAGCCCCGCGCGCCCCAAACCCGGTCAGCGGCTTCGCGATGGATCACGGCTGTTTCTCATTCAGTCGGTGACGGAACGCGATGCGGCGGGGCGGTTCCTGACCTGCTGGGCGGAAGAGGAGGTGGTGCTATGAGTTATGCCGTGGCGGCGGCCCTGCAAGAGGCTGTTTTTCAACGACTTTCCGTGGATGTCAGTTTGGCGGCGCTGGTGGGGGATGCGATCTTTGATGCCTTGCCCGCCGGTCTGGTGCCGCAGACCTATGTCACGCTTGGCCCCGAAGAGGTGCGCGATCGTTCAGATGCCACCGCAGGGGGCACCTGGCACCGCTTCACCGTCTCGGTGGTCACCGAAAACGCGGGCTTTCTGGCCGCGAAAGAGGTGGCCGGTGCGGTCAGTGACGCGCTTGTCGGCGCCGACCTTACGCTGGCGCGTGGGCGTCTGAGCAACCTTGATTTTCTGCGCGCCCGCGCCCGACGAGAGAGCGGCGGCCAATTGCGCCGGATCGATCTGACGTTTCGGGCACGCGTGGATGACACCCCATAACCCTTTGATTTTCGGAGATAAGACCAATGGCTGTACAGAATGGTAAGGACCTGCTGATCAAGATTGATCTCAACGGCAGCGGGAATTTTGAAACGGTGGCCGGGCTGCGCGCGACGCGGGTCAGCTTTAACGCCTAGAGCGTGGATGTCACCAGTCTTGAATCTGCGGGTGGCTGGCGCGAATTGCTGGCCGGGGCCGGTGTGAAATCGGCCAGCATCAGCGGCTCTGGCATTTTCCGCGATGCGGCCAGTGACGAGCGCGCGCGTCAGATCTTTTTCGATGGCGAGACGCCGGATTTCCAGGTGGTGATCCCCGATTTCGGCACCATCGAAGGCGCGTTTCAGGTGACGGCGATCGAATATGGTGGCACCCATGACGGCGAGGCGACCTATGAGCTTGCGCTCGCCTCGGCGGGGCAGCTGACCTTTACGGTGCTGTAAGCCATGGCAAACCCCTGGGCAGGCGAGGTGGCCTTGGTCATCGACGGTGAGCGGCAGGTTCTCAAGCTGACGCTTGGGGCATTGGCCGAACTTGAGGCGGACCTTGAGGCCGGATCGCTGATTGATCTGGTCGACCGGTTCGAGGGCGGCGCCTTTTCCACCCGCGATGTGCTTGCGCTTGTTGTGGCGGGCCTGCGCGGGGGGGGCTGGCGTGGTCGGACCAGCGATCTTTTGAGTGCCGAGATCGAAGGCGGGCCTTTGGGCGCCGCAAAGGCTGCGGCCGAGTTGCTGGGCCGCGCCTTTGCCTTGCCGGAAGAGACGGGATGAGTGGGCGGCTTGATTGGCCCGCCCTGATGCGCGCAGGCCTGCATGGGTTGGGCTTGCGCCCGGCGGAATTCTGGGCGCTGACCCCGGCCGAACTTCGGCTGATGCTGGGGCATGGGGCAGGGGTGCGCCCGATGGCGCGCGACGGGCTAGAGGCGCTGTTGCGGGCTTTCCCGGACACAAACGGAGAGATGAACGATGGATGAATTGGAACGGGCAGAGGATCTGGAAAGCCAGATCACGGCGCTGGATGCGTCATTGGGGCAGGCGGCGGATATGGCGGCGGTGTTCAACGCCGAGCTTGGCCGGGTCCGGGGCGGATTTGCGCGCACCGGGCAGGATGTGCAAACGCTTGAACGCGGCATGAGCCGTGGGTTGCGCTCGGCCATTCGCGGGGCGGTTCTCGATGGCGATAACCTGTCGGATTCGCTGCGCACCCTGGCGACCTCGATGATCAACACCGCCTTTAATGCGGCGACACGGCCGGTCACCGACCAGGTTGGCGGGTTGGTGGCGCAGGGGGTCGGAAGCCTGGTTGGCGGACTGTTTCCCTTTGCCAAGGGGGGCAGTTTTTCGCAGGGCCGGGTGCAGCCCTTTGCCAATGGTGGCGTGGTCAGCGGGCCGACCACATTTCCGATGCGCGGGGGCACCGGTTTGATGGGCGAGGCCGGGCCAGAGGCGATCATGCCGCTCAGCCGCGGCCCCGATGGCAAGCTTGGCGTGCGCGGTGCGGGCGGCGGCAATGTCAGCGTGGTGATGAATATATCGACCCCCGATATCGACGGGTTCCGCCGCAGTCAGGGCCAGATCGCAGCCCAGCTTGGTCGTTTGATCGGGCGCGGCAATCGCAACCGCTAAAGCAAGGGAATAGGGCAGATGGGATTTCATGAAATACGCTTTCCGGCCAGTCTGAGCTTTGGCTCGCTTGGTGGGCCTGAGCGGCTGACCGATGTGGTCACGCTGGCCAACGGCTTTGAAGAGCGCAACACCCCCTGGGCGCAATCGCGTCGCCGCTATGATGCCGGCGTGTCGCTGCGCGGGCTTGATGATATCGAGGCGTTGATCGCGTTTTTCGAGGCGCGGCGCGGGCAGTTGTTCGGCTTTCGCTGGAAGGATTGGACCGATTACAAGTCGGGCCGCGCCAAGGCCGAGCCGGATTACCGCGATCAGGTGATCGGCGTGGGTGATGATGTCACGGTCGAGTTTGCGCTGTTCAAGACCTATCGCTCGGGCGAGCAGAGCTATGCCCGTCAGATCCGCAAGCCGGTTGAGGGCAGCGTGCGCGTCGGCCTTTCGAACAATGAATTGCAGGACGGCGTGCATTACGAGGTCGATCCGACCACCGGCGTCGTGCGTTTTGTCGAGCCGCCGAACGTGGGTGTGCAGGTGACGGCGGGCTATGAATTTGACGTGCCGGTGCGCTTTGACACCGACCGCATCCAGACCAGCCTTGCCAGCTTTCAGGCCGGCGAAGTGCCGAATGTGCCGGTGGTGGAGATCCGGATATGAGCGGGTTGAACAGCGCGCTTGAGACGCATCTTGGCACCGGCGTGACGACCATCTGTCGGTGCTGGGCGCTGTCGCGGCGCGACGGGGTGGTGATGGGGTTTACCGATCACGACACCGTGTTGGCATTCGACGGGATCAGCTTTAAGCCCGACACCGGGTTAAGCGCGCTTGCCTTGCAGCAATCGACCGGGCTTTCGGTGGATAATACCGAGGCTTTGGGCGCCCTTAGCGATACCGCGGTCCGCGAGGATGAGATCGAGGCCGGGCGTTATGACGGGGCCGAGGTGCGCGCCTGGTTGGTGAATTGGGCCGATGTGGACGCCCGCCAATTGCAGTTTCGCGGCACGATTGGCGAGCTCAAGCGCGCGGGTGGCGCGTTTGAGGCCGAGTTGCGCGGCTTGACCGAGGCGTTGAACGTGCCGCTTGGGCGGACCTATCAAAAAAGCTGTAGCGCGGTGTTGGGGGATGAGGAATGCACCTTTGATCTTGATACCCCCGGCTATGTCAGTGAACGCGCCGCAGAAGTGGTCACCGATCGGCGGGTCTTTCGCTTTGCCGATATGGCCGGTTTTGCACCGGATTGGTTTCGTCATGGCGTTTTGAAGGTTCAAGGCGGTGTGGCAAGCGGTCTTCAGGGGATGATCAAGCGCGACATCGTTGAAGGCGATGCGCGGGTGATCGAGCTTTGGCATCCCTTGGGCGCCGAGGTGGCCGCCGGTGATCTGCTTCGGATCGAGGCGGGCTGCGACAAGCGCATGCCGACCTGTCAGTTCAAGTTTAACAACCTTCTGAATTTTCAGGGGTTTCCGGATATTCCCGGCGATGACTGGACGATTTCCGATCCTACCCGTTCGCCGCGCCTTGATGGCGGGAGCCGCCGGTGATGAGCGGTCAGGGAGAGCGCATCGTCGTGGCGGCGCGGGGCTGGATCGGGACACCCTATCTGCATCAGGCGGCCTGCAAGGGCGCGGGCTGTGACTGTCTCGGGTTGATCCGGGGGCTGTGGCAAGAGGTGCTTGGCGCCGAGCCGGAGCGCCCGCCGGCCTATTCGATGGATTGGTCGGAACCGGCGCGCATCGAGGCGCTTTGGGAGGCGGCCAAGCGGCATTTGCGCCCCAAGGACCTTGCCGATGAGGCGCCCGGCGATGTGCTTTTGTTTCGGATGCGCGACGGGTCGGTTGCCAAGCATCTCGGGGTTGTGGGCCGGATCGGTGCGCAGGCCACATTCATTCACGCCTATTCGGGTCATGGCGTGGTCGAAAGCCCGCTGAGCGCGCCTTGGCGGCGCCGCATCGTGGCCCGGTTCGAATTTCCGCAGGAGGGCTAAGCCATGGCGACCATTCTATTATCAGCCGCAGGGGCCGCAATTGGTGGGGCTGTTGGGGGCACGGCACTCGGCCTGTCGTCGGTGGCGATCGGGCGTTTTGCCGGTGCCGTCATCGGGCGTTCGATTGACCAGCGGTTGCTTGGACAAGGCTCTGACGTGGTGGAAAGCGGGCGGGTTAACCGGCTGCGACTGACTGGTGCGGGTGAGGGCGACGCGATTGCGCAGGTCTATGGCCGGATGCGGGTCGCCGGTCAGCTTATCTGGGCGACCGAGTTTCGCGAAGAGGTGAGTGTCACCCCCGGTAGTCGCGGTGGCGGCAAGGGCACGCCGCGCCCGGCCACGCCGACCACCCGGCAGATCAGCTATTCGGTCAGCATCGCCCTTGCGCTCTGCGAGGGGGAAATTTCCAATCTGGCGCGGGTCTGGGCGGATGGCACCGAGATTGCCAAGGATAGCCTTAACATGCGGGTCTATCGCGGCACGCGGGACCAACTTCCCGACCCCAAGATCGAGGCGGTTGAAGGCGCGGGCAATGTACCTGCCTACCGTGGCACCGCCTATGTGGTGATTGAGGCTCTCGATATCGGGGCCTATGGCAACCGCGTGCCGCAGTTCAGCTTTGAGGTCTGCCGCCCCTCGCAGATCGAAACGCCCGGTGCTGATCTTGACCCCACTCACGCGGTGCGTGGTGTGGCGATGTTGCCGGGATCGGGCGAATATGTGCTGGCGACCACGCCGGTAAAGATGAACTTCGGCCCCGGATCGGCGGGGCTTGCCAATATCAACACGCCTTCGGAAAAGTCCGATTTTTCCACCTCTCTTGAGGCGCTGACCGCTGAATTGCCGACCTGTCACGCGACCTCGCTTGTGGTGAGCTGGTTTGGCGATGATCTGCGCTGTGGGGAGTGTCAGATTCGCCCGCGCGTCGAGCAAAAGCAGTATGAGTCCACGAACATGCCCTGGCAGGTGTCCAGCCTGACCCGCGCCGCGGCGGGCACTGTGCCGCGCGATGCAGACGACCGGGAGGTTTACGGCGGAACGCCAAGCGATCAATCGGTGATCGAGGCGATCCTGTCCTTGCAACAGGCCGGGCAGGACGTGCTGTATTATCCGTTTATCCTGATGGAGCAGATGCCGGGCAATGGCTTGCCTGATCCCTATAGTGACGCCGGAAATCAGGCGGTTTTACCCTGGCGCGGACGCATCACCACGGCCAAAGCGCCGGGGCAGGACGGGAGCAACGATGGCTCGCCCCTCGCCGAGACCGAGGTCGCGGCCTTCTTTGGCACGGCGCGTGCGTCCGATTTCACAGTGACGCCGATCAATGCTCTGCCGCAATCCACCCCCGGCACCGGCGCGCTTGACCTGCTGAGCTTTGGCGGGGCGGTCAAGGTGAGCCCGGTCAGCTATCACGGACCTGACGAATGGTCCTATCGCCGGTTTGTCCTGCATCAGGCGGCGCTTTGTGCGGCGGTCGGCGGCGTCGAAAGCTTTTGCATCGGCTCCGAGATGCGTGCCCTGACCCAGATTCGGGGGGCGGCCAACAGCTTTCCCGCCGTGGCGCAGCTGATGGGTCTGGCGGGCGAGGTGCGCGCGCTTTTGGGGCCGGACGTCAAGATCGGTTATGCCGCCGATTGGTCCGAATATTTCGGTTATCAGCCGGGCAACGGCGATCGCTTCTTTCATCTTGATCCGCTGTGGGCCGATGACACCATCGACTTTATCGGCATCGACAATTACATGCCGCTGTCGGATTGGCGCGAGGGCGATGATCATCTGGATGCCGATTGGGGCGCGATCTATGATCTGGATTACCTGCAATCCAATATCGAGGGCGGCGAGGGCTATGACTGGTTCTATCACTCGCCCGAGGCCCGCGCGGCGCAGATCCGCACGCCGATCACCGATGAGACCTATGACGAGGCCTGGATCTGGCGGTTCAAGGATATCCGCAACTGGTGGCAGAACCTGCATCATGAGCGGGTGAACGGCGAACGTCAGGCCGAGCCGACGGCCTGGTTTCCGCAGTCCAAGCCGATCCGCTTTACCGAATATGGCTGTGCTGCGGTTGACAAGGGCACCAATGAACCGAACAAGTTTGTCGATCCGAAATCGTCGGAATCAAGCCTGCCCCGGTATTCCACTGGACAGCGCGACGAGCTCATTCAGCTGCAGTATCTGCGTGCCACGGCCGGCTATTGGGAGGCGGCGGAAAACAACCCGCTGTCCGAAGAATATGACGGGCGGATGATCGACATGGACCACGCCTATGTCTGGGCCTGGGATGCGCGACCCTATCCGTTTTTCCCTGCCAATACCGGGCTGTGGTCGGATGGGGCCAACTATACGCGCGGGCATTGGATCACCGGGCGCACAAGCGCGCATCGGCTGGCCTCGGTTGTTGAGGAAATTGCCGCGCGCACCGGATTGCGCGATCTCGATACCAGTGAGTTGCACGGCTATCTGCGCGGCTATCTTGTCGATCAGGTGTCCGAGGCGCGCGGGTCTTTGCAGCCCCTGATGCTGCGCTATGGGTTTGACGCGATTGAGCGGGCGGGTCAGCTTCAGTTTCGGCTGCGCAATGGCAAGGAGGATCATGCGGTTGATCTTGACCTTGTGGTGCGGGATGCGGAGCTTGGCGGTGTTATCGAAGAAACGCGCGGCAGCGATATCGAGCTGGCCGGGCGCGTGCGCTTGCGGTTTCTTGAGGCGGATGGCGATTACGAGGCGATCTCGGAAGAGGCGATTTTGCCCGACGATGTGACCCATGCGGTGGCAACCTCGGAAATGCCGCTGGCGATGACCCGCGCCGAGGGTCGGCAGGTGGTTGAACGCTGGCTGTCCGAGGCGCGCGTGTCGATTGACACCCTGCGGCTCACGCTGCCGCCGTCGCAGTTGCGCGCCGGGGCGGGGGATATTCTTGCCTTGCCAAAGTCTGAAGGCGGTGGCCGGTTCCGCATCGACCGCGTCGATCAGATGGGCAATGCGCAGCGCATTGACGCCGTGCGGATCGAGCCGGAAAGTTATCGCCCGATCCTGATCGAGGATGCGCCCGCGCGGTTGCGCCCCTTCTCCGCGCCAAACCCGGTGGCGCCTTTGTTCATGGACCTGCCGCTGCTGACCGGCGAAGAGGTGCCGCACGCGCCCCATATCGCGGTGATGGCCAACCCCTGGCCCGGCTCGGCGGCGCTTTATGCGTCTGATCAGGATGCCAATTATGCACTTGATTCGATCATAGCCGCGCGCAGCACGATTGGCGTCACGCAATCGCCTCTTGGTCCTGCCTGTTCGCAGGTGGTCGATCGTGGTGAAGGTCTTGTCGTGCGCATGCTGCACGGCACGCTGGAAAGCATCACCGATGCGGCCCTTTTGTCTGGGGGTAACATCTGCGCAATTGGCGATGGCACGCCTGACGGGTGGGAGCTGTTTCAGTTCCGCGATGCAGAGTTGGTTGACACCAACACCTATATCCTGCGCCACCGTTTGCGGGGGCAGTTGGGCACCGAAGGGGCGGGGGTAGAGATCTGGCCGGAGGGCTCTTATCTGGTGCGGTTGAACGGCGTGCCGCAACAGATCAACCTTGGCGAGGCACAGCGCGGGCTGGCGCGCCACTATCGTATCGGCCCGGGGGGGCGACCGGTGGATGATCCGGCTTTCGGGCATGCGGTGCTGGCCTTTGACGGACTCGGGTTGCGCCCCTATGCGCCGGTGCATCTGCGCGTGGCCAAAGTGGCGGGCGGTAATCTGGCGGTAAGCTGGATCAGGCGCACGCGGATCGGCGGGGATCGCTGGGATACCCCCGAAGTTCCCCTGGGCGAGGAAAGCGAGAGCTATCTGCTGCGAGTTATGCGCGCATCTGCGGTCCTGCGCGAGGTGGTCGTCGCCGCACCGCTCTGGACCTATCCCGCCGCTGCGCGCGCGGCGGATGGGCCGCAGGCGGGCAAACGGATCGAGGTGGCGCAGATCTCGGCCAGTTTCGGCCCCGGTAGCTCTGCGCGGCGCGACCTCTGA